CTGATAAGTTCTTCAGCTTCGGGAGTGATGTGAATAAGGTTAACGAAGTGGGTAGAGTTCATTAATTACGTTGCCAGACAGTAGGATCAGTGTCCTCAGATTTCCAAGATTCAAAAGGGGGAGGAGAATAGATGAAATAAAGTGTTCTCTATCCAGTAGAAAAAGGAGGAGATTTTTTAGGTCTCCCCCAATTACAGGAGTTGGGTCCACCCTCCCTTCTCCTGTATACATGTGGGGTTAACGAGAAACCCAGGTGGGAACACCGTTTTGAGAAGATCCTCTAGCTTGTCTTTTTTGGTCCATATTAAGACCTAATACAAGGTGATTTGTCTCACTTTGAGGATCGTCTAAAAAGGCAGTAAGCATGTCGTTCCACTCTTCTATTTTACGTTGTTTGACTGTCTCCTGAGCAGAGATGCCCATAGCGTCAGTAAAGTATTTAACGCCTTGTGCAAGGGAGTCTAGACGGTCATCATGTCTAATGGCATACTTCTCCCGACACATTCTACTCATTTGGTAGAAGAGCATATACAGTAAACGTTTCTCTGGTGCTTCGTCTTTATTAGAGGAGTAGTCCCATTCCACAACACCACGATCAATGATAAGGCGGTGTTGGTTCATGATGGGTTCAAGAGCATCAATGATACGTTCTTCTTTACGTACATTAGCTCGTACTTCTTCAACACCAATGTTTTGTTTGGTCTGTTGAAGGTGCTTTTTGAACAGTTCTGAGACGATACCATCACCAAAGTTAGTTTCAATGACCAGTTTGGAGACGTTGTACTTCTTGCAGCCACGAAGGATGTCTAAAAGGGTGCTATCGCTGTAACCATCACGGTAAGCACGGACCTCATGAACGTAAAGGAAGCCGTTCTTTTGACTTATGTAGGTGGCAGCTGTTTCGTCTGTGCCTCGACCTGACGGGTCAACGCTGCATATCGTTTCATCGTATGCACTCCACTCTCCTTGAAGCTGCATCGGGGAGTAGAAATAATCACCCGGTAAGCCAACCGTAGGCAGATCCTTGAGCACATTACGAGGATCACTGCACCACACAACAGAATCCGGCGCTTGAGTTGGGTTAACGGAGGTAATAATGAGATCTTGGAACTTAAGCGGGAACTTTTCTGCATCGCTAAGACTCGTATCAAGCATGAACTGGAGCATAAAGTTGCTCCGACCCATTGCTGCTTCCCGTTCCAACAAGTCATCACTACTAAAACGATCAGGATCAGTTACGTCCCACGGTTCAGCACCATTGTCGATGTCTTCTTGAAGTTGGGGAGCAATTAATCCTTCGTAATTAGATAGCTTACGTGGTACTCTAGCAGGCCAAACAAACGGTCTGTAGTTACGTTCAGCCAGTTTACGGTAAATAGTAAAGGTTGTCTGTGGGGTACCAAGGTACATGATACGGCTATCCGACTTAGGAGTAAGGATAGATTCGGCTTCCGTACAGAGTTGAAGAAGTTTCTCCCTCATCATCTCGGTCATGGAGTTACCAGGTACCTCAATATCGTCTAGAATCATCAGGTCAGCACGAGAACCCGTTAGCTGTCCCGTAATACCAACAGACTTAACGCTAGGAGCTTGGTGAGGGCTGCAATTAACATCAAACGAAATGCGACTCCAACGAGCATCATCGCTCTTTGGTCGGAGGTGTGATAACCAAGGCGTTTCAATGATCAGCTTTTGTAGGAAGATAGACATGTTATCTGCTCGCTCTTTAGAGGCGGAGATAATCATGATCTTTTTTTCGGGGTTATTAAAGAGTGTCCAAAGCACAAAGGCTCCGGTAATCCAAGATTTACCTACCCCACGAAAGGCTTGGATTTGAAGACGCTTTGGACCGTGTTGGAGATAGTCAGCAATAGCGTATTGAGCACGTGTTGGTGATGGAAGGTCAAGTTGCCCCCACAGTGCTTGTAGAAATAGTTTGAAATCCTTTTGAAGGGACTCTAACACGGAGTCCCCTCTAGAAGGCGCTGTACGGCGTTTTGCAGGCATGTATGGTAGAATGTACCTAAAGGTGGTTTAAGGGGCCTTGTAGGGGTTTGTAGGGGTCAATTAGCAAGTTTAAAGCCCATCTGCATAGCTGGAGTATCAACTTTAGCGTTTGTTTGAGCTTCAATAGAGCCTTGAGCCGAAAATGAACTGCTGCTAGAAATAGGGCTAAGCGGCGAAAATCTGATGCTACCTGCTACATTTTTTAATTGAGAAAAAACACGCTCAGGAACTTTACCAGCAGAACGAAGTGCTCGATAATAAGCGACTTCATCTACATTATGTAGGACATCGTGTGCACTTTTTGCCATTTCAACCAAAGCTTCTGCCCTATGTCCAACAGGTCTACCAGCTTTTGCATATCGTGCATCATATTCTGCAGCTCGTTCAGGTGTCATACCTGCTTTACCAGAAGCTACACTTGCAACAGGGATACCGTGGTGACCAACATTACCTCGTGCAGCCATTTCAGCCATAGCACGGTCAGCCGCTCTACGTTGAGTGGGGTCTGGAGTAGCAATAGCTTCAGCTTCTTGACGGCGTGTACGTGCTCCACGTGTATTTCTACGTGTGCCTGGATCAACAACCCTACCTTGCGGACGATCGGAAGAACCAAGATTACGAATTAATCGAATAGCACCATTTGCATTTACAAACATGCTGAGACCTTGTTCAATCGCAGCATATTTAGACGTAGGTAATTCTACTCCAAATTTAGGTGCACTTAAAACAGGACGTTCATAAGACCAGTTTTTACCGTTCCACCATTGGACTTTACCGCCCCTAACATTTCTACGGTCACCAATTTTAGGTTCAGCCATAAGTAAAGAGCCGCCCATCACTGAGCGGCGGTATTGGTAAGTAAATCAGCTAACTTTTTTACGCTTTTTCTTATCGTACTCTTCAGTCTTAGAGGTTACTTTAGACGTGTCCATTTTACCACCATCTATTTTGGTAGAAGGGGTGTACACATCAGACTTGGTATCCATCTTAGAGCCAATCTTCATGGCTTTGTTAGCTTGTACAGCAGCCAGGTGTTCAGACAAAGTACGATAACGGCCAACAGAAGTGCCTTTGGTGTCTTCCTTGTCGCGGTAAGATTGTGCAGCAGCTTTAGTTTCTTGCTTAGGCTTAGGAATCGGGGGAGTAATCCGAGAAGCAGGCATTGCAGTGGTACGCTGAGCAGTAGCCTTTACAGGAGGAGTAGCAGGCTTCTTGTCTGCAGCGGGTTGAGCTTTACCACCAGGGCCGTAATACTCACGAGTTTTAGCAGCTGGTTTGGTGGGTTTTGCTTGAGGCTTAGCACCACCAACAGTTTCACCTTTGGTAGCAGCGCCTTTTACGGTAGAACGTGCAGCTTTAGAACCACGGCGAGGAGCCATAGCACGAGAGTACTCTTCTTCACGTTGGATTTGAAGCTGACGCTGACGTTTCCGTTGCTCAGGGGATAGTGCGGGCATGATTAATTAATATGGGATAAGATAAGCCCCTCTCTAGAGGGATTATAACCGAAAGTAGCTCTCATCCACGAGAGCCAATTGTTGCTACCTTTAGCCTGATTACATCTCCAACAGGAGGGTACAAGGTTTGATGTAAGGTCTTCACCACCGTAGCAGCGAGGACGAACGTGATCCAATGTAAGTTCATGTAATTCATAGGTTTCTCCACAGTAGACACATTGACAATTGAAGTGCTCTTTAATGGCCCTTCTCCAGAGCCGCTTAGCTTCAGGACTTGTCATGGTTATTAGGTTTTGGAGGTAATGATCAGGTGTTGGCAGCAGCGGTGTCATGCGTAACGTTGGCCTTTGCGTGGGCGACGACGATTAGCTGATGGTTTTTCAAGCTTTCCTTTATCGGGTCCGGTATGAGAAGCATCCATTCCGTCACCGTTGCCATAAGTACCAAGTTTTCGGTTCAGTTTATTAGCATCGGTACGGATCTTCAAACCATTGTTGGTTTTATTGTACTTTGCTTGCTGTTTTTGTCGGCGTTGACGTGCCTTTGGGTTCTGTTTGTAGTACTCAGATGTGTTTTGAGCCATACAGCCTCCGTTGTACCATTTCAGGGTCAATCTTAGGCATTACAGACGCCAGTTTATCCAAGGGGTTACCATCATAAGCAACCCCACTAATGTCATTTTTGGCTAACCAATCACAAGCTGCTTTAAGATCTTGTGTACTGGCTTCACCAGATTTAATACGTTGCAGGAACTCAGTTGTTACGAGGTTGTGAAGCTCGTTAAACATGTCCTCCGTGGCTTTCTTACTGGCCATTTCTCAACACGATCTGGTCTAATTTGTTTTCAATGCGGATCATGTGATCCTCCATTTTTTGTAGGGCTGAAGATAACTCTTCACGTTGAACGTACTTCTCTGCAATGCGAAGCTCTACACGGTCAATACGTGAGTCAACTTCGTTAATGCGTGTATTCATACGAGAATGAAGGGCTACAACAGCAGTAAATACGGCAACAGTGCCTGAGACAATTGCTTCGATCATTGTTTCCTAAAGGTCATAAACCAACCAGTCCCAGGACCGTCTACTTCCCAGCGTTTAAGCCAGTTCTTCCAGGAATAACGAACAGACATGCCACCGGATCCGACTTTTACGTAGCCTCCGTTAACGTTGTCAAGTTCACCGTATGGATCGTGGAAGACGCCGTTAGCCCCATCATCACCAATCAACAGCATGTAATGACCACCTCCAGTGGGGGCAGTAGCTGGACCGTGATGAAGAATTCCTGTAGCAACGGGGTAGCCCTGCTGAAGTTCAAACAGGAGCTTTTGTTTGGTTCCGGTGGTGTAAAAGGTGGCAAGGATGCCGTATTGAGCACAGGCTTTAATCTGTGCGGTAGCTTGCGTTGTATCACCGTATTTCAGTACGGTCTTTAGATATGTATCGTCAGCATTACTCCCTTTGAGTGCATCTGGAAGGAGGTACTTAATGGCCATAGCACATGTAGAGCTAAAGCACATCCGACCCCCATGTCCAGTTGCACTATCAGTCTGGGCGTAATACTGCTTCACCGGAAGCAGCGTCATCGCCTTCAGCCTTTAAAGATGTTTTTGACTTGGTTGAGCTTGTCGTCCTCTTTACGCAGAGGCTTCAGGGCGGCAATACCGCCAAGAATCAGTTGAACAACACTATTCGATTTGAGTTTAGATGCACCGATCACTTCAGAGCCCAGGAACAGGGCAAAGAAGACAAGAGTTTCGTAGGTTACTTTGATGCCAAGGATGGTAAGCATTTTAGGTTATTAGAATGAGAGGATATCTTCACCAGACCCGCCAAGAATACCGGATCCAGTAATAGCGGTACCACTGGTAAACCCGTCAATAACGGGAACTTCAACAGTGGCTTCAGTAACAACTGGTTCCCAAACATTAAACTCAGGACCAGTCACATATGCAGCAAGCTCGTCAGTGGACGCTGTGGCCTCCAGGAAGGCTTCTTTTTCATTGCTTAGGGTGCGTACCTCAGCTCGACGGCTAAGGACGCTCTGAGGGGCTTCACGGCCCGTCTCAGTAAAACGGGTGATATACCAATCAGACTGACTAAGGAGGGAGCCAGCAGTTTGCTTGACTTGACCTACCCACTGCTCCACAAGTTGGGCATGGTCCTTAGGAATACCTGCATCCCAATAGAACCTCTGGTCGTAAGCCTGAACGGGGTCCGGGATTTCTACAATGCCAATCGCTTCACGCTCTTCAGGAGTGGACAAGCGGAGCCAGTTTGCCGGGAATTGACGGCCATCTTCAGTTTTGAAGGCACTATCTGGTGCCAAGGGTTTTTCATTTAAGATAAACATA